GTTAATAGTGAAATAGACATTTTGAACACCGCTGCCGCTCCCACCTCCCTGCATATCCCGATTGCTAATCACGCGGCCATTATCTCCCGGTATCATGTACTGATTACCATTGCTTGCCTGGAATATCTCAGGTTTGCCACGTTCACCGACACGATACATCGAGCCAGCATCAACCGGCCCACCGTTATAACGCGCACCGGCTACCGCCATGCCTTTAGCAGCCAGTAGCGACCCCGCGTATGCTGTCTGTCCTACTGCGTTAGCACTTCCCATCGTTGCTATAGAGGCGCTGATTGCCGCTGGAGCCCAGGCGGCAGCGGCGGCAGTTGCCTGAGCCATAGTTGAAGCCAGCGATGCAGCTGCGGCTGCCTGGCCCATCAACTGGCTCTTTACCCATTCCATCCCCATCTGTACAAGGCTACTGACAACACCGTTCAGGATGGTGGTACCAATATTGGCGAAGGCTTCCTGAAGGCTTTGCGTTCCGCTTAGCAGTCCGGTAATGGCGCTACTCGCACCGCTCTGGAGGCCATCAAGGGAAGATGCCAGCAGCTCATTAGCCTGGCTCTGGTTGCGGAAGATCTCCCACTGTGCCGCAATACGCTGCTGCTCATATTCCCTATCTGCAGCGTTCTTTAGCTCAACGGCCTGCTGGTGCGCCAGTACTCCCTGCTGCTCAAACTGCTGAATAAGCGCCAGCTGCTGTGCGTGTTGATTAGCAAGCTGTTGGACGGGGTCAACCTCTCCGGCAGCTGACTGCTGCGGTGTTACTGCCTGTCCAGCCCGGATTTTTGCAAGGTTCACCTGGTGTTGTTGCTCTAGACGCTCTGCGGTCCGGTTATATTGTTCCTGCCCCATCGTTTTTGCGTTAAAAGCTGTCTTTAGGTCTGTAACATCCTGTGCATAAGAAGCATTTTCCCGAGACTCTGGTAGCAGCTTTTCGGCCGCTGCCTGCGCCTTCAGAGCATTCGCTGTGTCCCATTTTTTTGCAGCGTATTGACCAGCAAGCTTTATCTGTTCTTCCGACGCAGCCTTACCAAGCGACTGCTGCGCATTAAGGATTGCCTGCTCCCTGCTTAAATTTGCTGTAGAGTCCGCTGCTAACTCTGACTCTTGTTTCAAGCTCGCAAGCTTTTGTGAAATAGCCTCCTGCTGTGAAGCTAACTTTTTCGCTGCGGAAGTAGCATCTTCAGTTGCCTGCTTAGAATTTCTCTGCGCCTGCTGAGCATCAAACTCAGCGCCAGCACGCTCTCTGGCCATACGCACATAGCTTTCAGTATCATCTGGTGTAGAGCCATTTTTCTCAGCAAGACTCCTAATATCTTGCTCTGCTTTCAACTGCGCTCTTTTTCGATCATTAAGTTCGCTCTGGAGAGATATCTGCTCCTGCTGCTTATCGAGGTATTGCTGAATATCTTCAGGGCGATCTACCTTAAGGCTTGTTGCGTTGAATTTCTCCTTTGCGTTTGAGGCAAAGTTAATCATCTGCCCAAGACGCCCCATCATCCCTGCCGCGACACCAGCCTCATCGCCATCCCTGCGTAGCAGATCAATACCCTGTCGCATCGTTCCGTTAAGTGTCGCACGACCTATATTGATGGCGCTTTGAGTCTGGCTATAGCGCCGCTGGGCTTGCTCCAAGTTAAAAGTGGCAATTGCTAAACGATCCTGGGCGCCGCCAAGCGCATCTGCAGCCTGCCTTCCTCGAGTAGTCCCGGTACCGTATTTTTCGATTTCGCGTTGTTGGAACTGTACTGATGCTGTGGCCTTATCAAATTCTTTTCTGGCATCAGCAACTGAATCGCTCAGCTCGGGCAGGTTTTCACTAAGTTTGCCAATTGTGGCTGCGAGTTCAGCGTTAGACATTGCCTGGAATTTAGCGCCAAGCTCATTTACGCTATCAGCCAGTTTATTCGCTTCGTCTTTTGCCTCTTTTGCTCGTTGGGCAAAGTAAATAATTGCGCTTGCAGCCAACATGGCCAAGCCAGCGGGGCCGCCAATCAGCCCCAACGCCCTGGCCCCAAGCGTTCTTATGGTTATGGCTGCGCGATCTGCGGCCGCGGTTGCTGCTGTTTGAGCCGTTGTGTTTGCTGCCAGCGCTCGGTTGTAATTATCCGTGGCAGTTGCTGCCTCTATCCGCGCAGCAGAAAGCCGTACTTCTGCTGCAGCCAGGCTTGTGCTGTTAGCTGCAGCGGCTTTCATCATCTGCGCTAATCTAACCTCATCGAGAGCTCTGTCTTTTGCTACTGTGGCAGCTCGAAGATCGGAAGTGGCTTTAAGAGCTGCTGCTTGTGCGGCCTGGTTTTCCGCAACGGCTTGCTCCCTACTCGCCAAGGCTGCTTTTATTTTGGCAGTGGTCGCCATTGTCAAAGCGCCAACGTAGCGGCTTCCCATTAAAGCAGCTACGGCAGTAAGCACGGCGCTAAGACCGCCAATGTTGTCACTCATGGCAATAATGGCGGTATTGAATATCGCTACTGTAGTTTTAACTGATGAACTCTCACCAAAGAACTTTGTGATGTTATTGCCTGCAACCTGCATTGCCTGGCTAATCGTCGTAGTTGTTTTAGCAAACTCCAACCCTATAGATGCCCCTTGGGATAAAAGCCCGTTAACAACAACATCAGTAGTGAGTTTTCCCTCAGCGGCCAGTTGACGCATCTGGCCGATCGTGACCCCCATGGAGTCAGCAAGAGCTATTATCAGGCGATTACCGTTTTCATTCACAGAGTTGAACTCTTCACCACGTAAAGCGCCGGATGCCAGCCCTTGTGATAACTGAATGATGGCATTTTCCGCTTCCTCTGCCGAAGCTCCGGAAACTACAAAACCTTGGTTGATGATCGTTGTGAGTTTTACAAGGTCCTCTGCGCTCGTGCCGTACTGGCGGGTTGCTCGCTCCAGTCGGGCATAGAGAGAGGCTGTAGCCTCTAGGCTAGAACGCGTTTGCTGAGTGATGTTGAATACCCGCTCTGTAACGTCCACCAACTCTTCATTTGGCCGCAGCGCATTCGCTAATTTGTTGTTCAGTTCGGTCCATGCATCGGCATATTGCGACACCTGATTAACAGAAAGGATCGCCATTACAGCCGCGGCAATTTTACTCAATTCGCCCAGAGAAGAAGAAAGTGATTGTGCCGCATCATCAGCTGCACCAAAACCATCTTCCATGTTGTCGGTAGCCTTGGTAACCTCCTTATCAGCGGTCAGTAGCTGGGCTGTGTCAGCCTTAATTATGTATTCGATAGTTCCAAGGTTTTCCGACATCTTCTTTTCTCCAGGCAATAAAAAACCCCGCCGTAGCGAGGTTCAATTTTTTTCCATTATCAGCTAAATGAGGCCAGCTTTTTTTCGCGCCTCTTTCAGATACTCTTCATCTGTTTTTTCCGGTCCTGCAGGCTGAGGGTTCATTCTTGACCACTCTTTTAGCTTATCGCTTAGCGCATAAATAATTTTGTCAAAGTTCTTTTGATGCCTGTGAGCACCTGTAATATTCGCACCAAGCTTTAAAGCTGAGTCAATCCCAACAATGCAAGCTTCGGCTCCATCTGCATTCACAACAATTGAAACGTTTTCCCCCCAAGAAAAAAGGGACATACCAGCGCTTACGGAAACACGCTTAAGTGCGTCATCTTTTTGCTTAATAGTCATACCTACTGCCGGTATTGCTTCCAGCAATTGTTCATAAACAACGGTATCTGAATAATGGAACCTTTGTTGGGTTGATTGGCTCGCAAAACTCATTTCAATATCCCCACTAGTAAAAGATCAGGTTTACCCTAACAGGCACAGCGATAAACGAAAGCCAATTTTAAAATTTCAGCAGCCAATGGTTTCACCAGCGGCAGTAACCGTGCACATATTACCGTCACTGTCAGAGGTGTGGCAGCCTGAATTATCGCACCAACTTTTGACTGAGTACTCGTTGCCCTCACTATCGCTGGAAAAAGCCTCACTCACTCCGTCAGCATGCTCTCTCGTTCCGGATGTAACTGAGTAGTTGTTACCCTCAGTATCGTATGATGAGACGGTAGTGTCGCCGTTTGAGTCAACGTCTGTGCTGGTACAAACCTGATAGCCGCTATCACCAGTGCATTCATCAGCACTGGCTGAAGTTACAAAGAAGATAAGCAGAAGGGATAACAAGATTTTCATGCTATTTGCCTTAACGAATGTGGATGAGGCTAATCCTATCAGGTGAGCACGACAGCGCAACGTGATGCCTGATTTTTTGATTTCAGATGAAAGATACAAAAAAGCCACCCTGAGGTGGCTTAATTATCAGTTAGCGTTTTCGCAACCCGGCTGGCTACGGTCAATTACCGAGGTGCCTTCGATACGGTAGCCAATCTGGCCAACAATAAACGCGTGATTTAGCTGCGTGACAACAACGTCAGACAAAGCTACTGCGCAGCGGTTTTTTTCGATTGCGCGATCCATTGCAGTCTTAACGTTTGGAATGCCCAGCGGGAAGATAAATACTGGTGCTGTATCTTCACCAGTGACCCGCGCGCCTTTCACAAATTTAGCAGAGTTCAGGTTATAGTTTTTGGTGCTGCCAACAGTCATGTCAGCAACACGGATTGTACAGCCAGATAATAAAAGCGCTCCAAGCGCAACAGCAACTACCTTTTTCATTAGATGTTTCCATTGATTGCAATCAGAAACATCTTAACATTACTTCCCTGCCATTGGCGGCCTACCAAAGTTAGTAGAAATTTTCAGGTAAATTTGAATTTTAAACGGACGTGAACTACATGCGATTCCTTTGCGTGTCGATTTCAACCATCTTGTCAGCCCAGTCCATGACCTCATCATAGGCCTCTTCCGTCGGGATCTTGTCTTTCTCTTTCGCCGGAAACTTGGCATTCATTGCGGCGCGGAAACTGGTCATTGTCATGCTCCAGGCGTCCGCCTCGCTCATGCCGAGGTGAGCAACGGCTGTGTAGACGAATGACCGGACATCAAATTTACTGGAATACTCTTTTTTTTGCCCCTTTAGCTGCTCCGGCGGCTGGTCACCCATCACACCGTGGCGGATCAGGTGCCGCGCCAGCTCTAACACATCGGTAACAGGCAACAAGCCGGGCCGGTAGGACAACTTGCCTTTTGTTGTGATCTGGTATGTGCCGATCAGGTGACTGATGTTCTCTGTGCAGCAGGCGGTAACCACCCGGGCCGCTGCTGCCGCCATTTCTGCAAAGCAGCGGGCCAGCACGTCGCGCATGATGACCGGATCGCTAATACGGTGCGTCGGATAGTGCCCGGCATACACCGTGACGAACAGCCTGACGATATCCTCCGGCGCACCGATCCGCGACATCGCCAGAAAAGAAGGGTTGAGGAATATCTCGCGGCCACCAGCGCGGATCACCGCCTGGCCGATATCAGTGATGAACTGCATAAAACCTCAAAGGGGCCGAAGCCCCGTAATTAAGCAGTGACTACGACGTTCGCAAAACCAGACGATACGCTGCTGGCCGTTGGGGACGACACGACGCAGGCATAAGTGCCATCGTCTGCAATCGTCACATTAGCCTTGGTGTACGTTGCCGCTGTTGCGCCGCCGATATCCTGACCGTCCCGCTGCCACTGATAGCTCAAAGGAGAGCTGCCGCTGGTGGTGGCCGTCACGTTCAGCGTCAGCGTGTCGCCTTCTTCCAGCGTGCGACTCTGTGGCTGGGTCGTGATGGTAATGGTATCGCCCACGTCACGCACATCAACATTGCCCGCACTGGAGGCTTCCAGCGACCAGGTTGCCACATCATCGTGGGGCGCTTCGTCCTGCCAGCTCGTGACAAGGAATGGCCCCTCCGTGATATCAAGCGGGGAAATGATTTTCAGCCAGACATACGGCTGGTTGCTGGTTTCCGCTGATGGGCTGTAGACATGGCGTTTCATGGCCCGCTGGCCGTAGATAGCCTCCTTACGGCTTACACCGTCACCGGAGAAAGACACGTTTTTATAGGTGGTGACGTTCTCCTGGGTAAACGCCGCGCTCTGGTCGCCCGTTGCGTCGGCAGTCTCCCACTCCACGCCCGTGGTTTTGCCGCGCATCATGCCGAGGCGCTTGTACTGGTTCGCTGCAGGCTGAACCTCAGGGCAGCCGATCGCGTAATAAACGGCGACAGCAAGCCCTGTGAAAGCGCCTGATTCACATCCGGCCATAAGTTTTTACTCCGTTACTGGGAAATGATGGTTCTGAAGTTGATTTCGAAGGCCACACGGCCCTCTTCGGTTCTGAAGGCGGGAATGCCGCCGACTGGCTGCATCAGGATGATGCATTCGGTCTGATGCTCCAGGCTCATGGCCCGGCGGATGGCATCAGCATTATTTTCTATGGCATCGACACCGGGATCGTTCTGGCCGGCCAGCAGGATGATGCGGAAATAGTCGCGGGAGACCGCCTCCTCGTCACTTCCTCCGCCGTTCTGCTGAATGATGAGGTAGCGCTCGTTCTGTGAATCCGGCCGTTCAGAAAAAAAGCGCTTCTGCACGCGATAGCCCGTATCGAAACCATGCTGCTGGAGCCAGGCGCGCAGGGCGTCATACACCTCGTTGCGTGTCATAGCTTGTACCCTCGCCGTATGGTGGCCCGGATATCGTTTATTCCGTCACGCTCGAAGCCTTTACGCAGGAAGTCGGGCTCGCCGTTCGGATCCCAGTAGTTGCCGTTGCCGTTCGCGCGCGGCTGCCCTTTAAGCGTGCCTGGTGCTGCGTTGACCCGTGCGGCATAGCTTGCAGTAAAGCCGACACGCCCGGTCATGCCGCCAGGGATGGGGCGCAACTCACGAAACTGGCTGTTCACCAGCGTGGAGGTATCCATCGGTGTTATCTGTGCTGAATAACCCATCCCGACTATCATCACCTCGGTGATTACCCGCTCTGTCACCGGCCCGGCAACCTGACCAAGCAGTTTCTTAGCGTTCATTTGTACGCGCTTAATGCCTTTTACGGGCATAGTCACCTCATGTCATGATTTGGTAGTCAGGGTCTTCGCCGAAAAAGCTCATATCATCGCTGCGCACGGCAACAATTTTGTCAGCAAATGCCTTAAGCGGATCTGGCTGACTCCTGGTATCACCATGCGCGATATAATCATCGCGCTGCGGCAGGCGCATCAGCACACCGTTCAGCTTCGACTCGGTATAGATAGTCTGCTGACAGACGAACTCTTTCCCGCTGTCGTCCGTCACGGTTTTAGCCTCGGATTCCCATGTGCTCGCTATAAGGTAGGGTTCACCATACTGATAACTGTTGCTCCAGTCGTCATAACCGTTAAGTGGATAAACAGTGCAGAGGTTGGTGTAGACCCATTCTGATGTGGCGCTCAAGGCTCCTCCCAGCGGAGTACTTCCGGGTTTGTGGCAGCGACCTCGCGGCAGAAAATGAACCACTCGCCGTTGCTTTTGACATAGCCGGTCACCCTCCTGCCGCTGTCAGTCAGCACCCAGACTTTAGTAAACGGCTCCGGCAGGCGCTGCTTTACGGATATCAGGGCCATCAGCGGCCCCCGTTGCTCATGCATCCGCCTTTGCCGATCCAGATGCCGCCGAACGCTGGCGCAGCAGTCGGATCGGGGGGGATGAGCGCCGTCGCACAGCCGTGTTTATCCAGCCCGCGCAGCAGGTTCAGCGCGCCTTTCCAGCGATCGGAGAACGACTGGTAGCGGAACGACCGGGAAGCGCCGTTTGGCGCGGTCTGGCTGGACAGATATTTATCACCCTGCCCCAGTCCCATCAGTGCCAGCACGTAAAGCTGGATAAGCATCGCTGTTGCGGCCGGATAATGCAGGCTCAGGCACGTTTCGATGCCGTTTACCTGCTCCACCAGCGCAGCCAGCACGAAATCAGGCAGGGTAATCCCCTGACCGCTTAGATACTGCTGCGCCTGTTCGGGATTTACCATGGCTGACTCCTGAAATAAAAAGCCCCGCCGGAACGGGGCATAAAAAAACCGCCTGAGCGGCGGCTGTTATTCAGCGGGGAAGAGCGCTTCGAGCTCGCCTTCCGGCAGAAGCTCCGAAAGCTTTTCCGCGCCCAGGGTGCCTTTGAACTCGATACCCAGCTCCTTCAGGCGATCGGCAATAATCTCCTTACGGGATTTGCCGTCACTGCCATTGCTGCCCGCGCCGGGCGTCGCCGGGTTGAGCGTGCCACCAGCTTCGCCACGCATCAGGCGAACGTTGGATTTAAAAGCCGGATTAAGATTCTCAAACTCAACGACATCCCCGACCACAACGCCGAACCAGGGGCGGATCACTTCGTACTTAGCCATTGCGTATCCTCAGGCAGCTGCGCCGTAGACAACGCCGGACAGGCCTTCTGCGTCTGCGGTGATCTGCAGACCTTCAGCAGACATGATCTGGAAGTTGTAGTTAACGTTCGGCAGCGGGCGCGGCAGCGGCACAATGCCCTGAGCCATACCCACCAGGGGAGAGATCACTTCTTTACGGCGCTGGTACGCCAGGAACTCGTTATCCTTGAACGCAAAGGTCGGGCGGATCTCTTTGACAGGCGCGAACGGCATCACAGCATTCAGGATGTTACCGCTGACCACACCATTCACCACATACGGCTGCATGAGGTTTGCCCAGATTTCAGGACTCACCCACATGATATCGTACTGCGCTACGCGGTTAGCGCGGGCTGTTGATCCGAACGCTCCCTTTCCGAAGAACGTGATCAGCTGCGCCTGATTAGCGCTGGTCAGATCAATATTCGCGCCACCAGCACCGGAGCCGAGATTAATCCGCTTCGTGTTGCGGTGATTACGCATGCCCTGGGCTTTATAGCCCTGCACCTGAATATGGCGGTCGCCGTCCAGATAGTACGAAACGCGGCGCTTATTGACCTTTTTCAGCTTCGCAGACTGCGAGTCCAGCACAAGATCGATGCCGACAGAGCTCATGCCTACAACGTTACGCCAGTTCACGCCGTAGCCAGCAGTGAACACCGGGATCGGGTCGCCGTCGCTGTCGTAATCAGTCTGGTCGAACGAGAACGGGGCCTGACCGTCAATCGTCACTTTCACATCATCAGCAATATCGCCAACAACGTTATAGAGCTTGACGGTCTTGCCGACCGACAACACGGTTTGCACGCCCAGCAGATCGTTGACAATCTCGATGCCGACCTCCTGATCGCGAAGCTGGATGACCTGGCGGTCAATCTCAGCCCAGAACTCGCGGGCGAAGCCACCCACAGCGTTACACGCCAGCATGTCCGGCGTCATGTGAGCACGGTTGGTGGCGATCATCGCGTTGTGCTGAGCGTTCCACATATTGCGGTTAGCCCACAGCTCATTCCAGTGGCCAACAAGGCGGCTGTTAGCCGCCAGGGTTTCTCGTGAAAAATACATGTGCTTTTATCCTTGAGTTATGCGCCAGCGGCTGCGGCAGCAGTGCCGACACGCATACGAACGCGGATGAAATCGGTAGCGCCTGCCGCAATGGTGGCTTCGTCCTGGCTGTAGCCGATCACCGCATCGGTGTCGTCAGTGGCCAGCGTGAACTGACCATTCGCGCCGAGCTTAATCGGGCTGTCTTTTTTGTACGCGCCAGGCACGCACAGCAGCGCCAGTTCGCGCCCCTCTTCCACGTAGTTGCCTACAGCGGAATCACCTTCCGGGACGGCGTCACGAATGCCCAGGCCCTGATGGTAGGCGCAATCGATAATGTAAAGGCGTCCGGTCAGCACAGTAGCCTGTGCAAATTCGTCTTCGCCATTGATGATCGCCGCGGTGCCCGGCAGCAGGGCAGCGGCAGTGGTACGGGTTTCAGTCTTGTAGAGTGACTGCCCGTCGATATTTACGCGACGATAGCGGGATGCCATGCGCGATCTCCTTTAAAGTTGGTTAAGGGCCGATTAAGCCTGGAAGTGAGCGGACGGGTCAGGAGCGCCGGTTTCGCCCGGCTGCGTCGCGGAGTTGGTGCCCAGCGGTGCGGCAGTACCCAGCTTGCTGAACATCTCTTTCAGTGCCGGACCTGACAGGGCATTAGCCACGAGCTCGCCGTGTACCGCCTGCACAGCGTCACGCATCGTCTTTTCTTCAGCGCGTGAATTAGCGGTGAGGGTTTCGGAAAGCTGCTGGTGGTTGGTCTGAAGGGCTGTGATTTGTAACTCAAGAGGCTCAATCGCCTTTTTAGTGTTGGTAGCCACAGCCTCACCGATCATGGTGCCGATTTGTTCCATTTCTTCTTTGGTTAAAGGCATGTCGCCCTCCGTTTGATGGTTGGTTGCAGGCGGATCCTGCGGGTTGAAAAGAGATTTAAATTTGTTGGTTACGACGGCTACCCACGACTCCTGGCGGGCAACCGGCGTTCCGGCGTCATCGAAGATGATTTTCCCGCCCTCAGACGTGTAGCCGAACACCTGGGCGTTGCCCCCGTTGCGGATGATGACCACCTGGCTGTCGGTGAAGTCTGCCACCCAGGCGTATTCGTTCTCGCCGGGAGCAAACCGGGCTTTTGCGGCACGGTCGAGCCGCTGCTCACGCTCCCGGTAGGATTCACCCACCAGCGCGCCGGAGTTCGCTTTAAGCGGGGTGGCGCTATCGGCGTTGACCATCAGGCCGACGCCCTGCTCTGGCGTGGCTGCACCGACTTCATGCAGCAGGATGGCGTCATGATCCATACCGTGAATTTTGGCCACCCACTCCGCGCCCAACGCTTTCTGCTCTTCGTTGGCCTCGAGCTGGTCGAGGAATACGGCAACGCTGGTGTGAATGGGCGGTACATCCTCTCCTCGCTCAATGGCCGCCACGCGCTCCAGCAATTCGCGCCCGCCTTCCGACTCGCTGGCTTTGTTCACATCAACCCATTTCTCCAGGTAGATGCGGTTACCGGACTTTTTGACGTTGCGGTTCCACGCGCCGACAAAACCTACGTTTAATCCCTCTGGCGAGAAGGCCGAAACGAACTGACCGTTAACCTGCGGATGCCCCAGCGGAGCCAGCGTGCCTTCCAGCCCGGCATAGTGCGCGTCAATTTCGCTGCCGGAGTACAGGCCGCCGTTCATCACAACATTGGCCGGGAGCGTATAACTGGGCAGAACGAGGTGATCGCGCCCGTTGTGCACTTCCCGGCGAATAGACTGGCTGTTCACCCGCGTGGTGACGTTGATTTGCATTGTCATGCTGATTTCTCGCTGTTATGCGGCGTGGTGGTGACCACAGCCGCAATCTAAGTGGTTGGCGACAAGACCGGCTTTCTGCGCCTGCTCCAGCCGTTTCTTCGCCATGTCGATGACGTTCGGGTTAAGCGGCCTGCCATCGGCATCCACCAGCACCGCAACCTGTGTGCATTTGCAGTTAATGGCGTTACCGTCAGCGCTGTACCAGTCCCGCACCTCCTCGGTGGTGTAAAGGTGTGCGTGACGCAGCGCGTGCTTACGGCGAGTCGTCGGACTCAGCGCGGAAAGGTGCATCTGCCGCGTCATGATGCCGTACTGGGCTTCAGCCTCGTCCGACTCATCCCAGCGGGCGCGACGCAGTGCCGTGGTTATTTCGGTCCGGGCGATACGCTTTGCGCGCCCGATCTCCATCCCGGTCTGCTCAGTGAGCCGTTTGGCAATATTACGGGGGTTTTGCCCCCGTCCAATGCCGTCGGTCAGGATCCGCGCCATATCCGATTTCGTCCGAGCGCTGAGGTTTTTCATCTCCTCAAATACACGGGTGCGCACCAGCAGCAGCCGGCGCTGATACGGTTCGCTCAGCAGCAGCTGCTGGAGGCTCTCCTGTCCGGCGGCGTATACCGCTGACTGCTGCGACAGACTCGCGAACTCCTGCGCCGTGCCGCGCTGGTACGCCTGGTTGACGTAATCGCGCCAGAACCAGAAATTCGTCTCGTTACCGCCATAGAGGATCTCATCCACCAGCGCGGAGGCGTTCTCCAGCAGCATGGACAGGAGCGAAGTATCAAGGTCAAAGGTGTAGCGAAGGTTTACAGCGGGTGATGCAGGTATGCGGTCAAGGATGCACTGGTAGGCTTTTGCGATACGCTTGATCCGCCTTGAGAACTCATTCATCGCACCGCGCTCGAGGCGATCTGCGCCCGTAGGGTCGCTAAGCTTCCCGGGCAGGATCGGAGGTTTTATTATCCCCTTCGTCTTTTTCATCGTCATCCTCTCCCAGCGGTTCAGGTGAGCCCTCATACCCGGCGGCCACGCGGATTTCTTCGCCCGTGAACGGCTGCTCGCCAGTAGCTACAGAGGCACTATTGATCTCGGCCATGAGTTTGGCTGATGCCAGCTTTTCAGCGCCGGAGCTGGCGTTCAGGTCATCCCAGATAACCGTCTTCTGTAGTACCGCGTCGAGAATGCCCAGTGCCACCAGCTTGTCGCACAGGTCTTCTATTTCGAACGACAGATCGCCGCGCCGGGACTGACAGCGTGCATTGAAGTAGCGCTGGTCTTCAGTGCTGGCGCGCTCGCCTGTCTGCATGCCCACAAGGATTTTGGTCGGGATATCCAGCGCGGCGGCTGCCGTCTGGAGGTTTACGTTGTAGGTTGGCCCAGGGTCAGCGACAGCGGACACCAGCGGCGTCACCGTTGCGCCCTGTGTGGTCAGCAGCGCATCGTTGCCGCGGTTAACCTCAACAGCGGCCTCGTTGAACTTTTCCTGCAGCTCATTGACATCGACGTTGTACATCGAGGCCAGATTGCTGAAGTCGATCTCTTTATCGAAGTTGATATTCAACTGGCGCGCGGCGTTTTTCAGGAAGGATTCGCCGGAGCCGCCCTCCACTTTCTCCAGGCTGACGAAAGCGTTATAGGCTGCCTCCAGAAAGCCAATGGCATCCGCTGAGTAATCGCCGAGAATAAACACGCGGTCAGGGTGGACATCAACGCGCCGGGTGCTGCCGTTCGGCAGCCGCTCGACGTACTGCCACATTTTCGGCTGTCCGTAGGTACGGGAGTTCAGCCCGGTGTCCCATGCAGATGGCACCAGCGCGCCCGCCCAGGCGACGGTGACTTTTTCCAGCCCACGTCCCTTCGTTACAGGCAGATTCCAGTCTTTATCGTCGCGAATATGCAACAGGATGCCGGAATAGCGGCCCACCAGCCGCCGCAGGTCAGCATCGGCAAATGCGCGCCAGAAGCGATGGGTAAAGATGGCTTTCGCCTTGCTCTCCCATGCAGTTACCTTGCGCGTTTCGTCGGCCTTCTCCCCCTCGATGATCTCCGGGTTGCTGAGCCAGCAAGTGCTGATAATTTTCCGCACCGCGCCGTGAGCGATACCGCCGCGCCGGTACAGACTGTAGAGGTCATCAAAGGTCAGATCCTCTTTGAAGCCGTACTCGCACCACGCCGTGCTGCGCTTTGCATCCAGTCCCATTGTCGGGTTAGCCGCCAGCATACGGGCGCGCGCAAGCCTGGCATCGACCAACGCATGGTTGACGGCCAGTTGAAGATTATTATTCATGCTGGGGTCCGTTGAGTGGGGTTCAGACAATAAAAAAGGCCGCCTAAGCGACCTAATTTCTAAATTTAATTCTATTCGTAATCTTCTGGATAATAATTCTGGTACTCAAGCCATTCTAAAAGCTTTTGTTTTGCAATCTCTTCACTTTCTGCTTCAACAGAAGAAGAATGTACGCTTCTTCCTCGGCCCTCGTTAAAGGTCACAGTAACTTTTACTAACCCGCAGCTTTCATCTACTTCAGTTTTAAAGCCCATGGCATTCTCCTTTATATTGATTTGAGAATGCCATGTATGAATTAACTTATCCACGCTATTTTCTACTTTGCAAACGCTTCGGAATCATCATACCCATCGGCTGTGCGCCGCCGAGTTCTGTAAGTGCATAAACTGCCGCGTCGAGTCGATCAGGTGACTTTTTAGCAGTGGCTGGCACGTACTCCATTAGCTGATTCTCTAGCACGTAGAGATTGCCGTTGTGCGCAACGCGACCCTGCTCGTAGAGTGCAGAAATCGGCTCTGCGCGGGCATATTTCCCCTTACTGGCATGGACACGGATAATGCGGCCTTTGTACCCGGCATTGCGCAGCGTTTCCTCGGCCATATCGCCGCCCTGGTTCGTTTCGATGACGATCGCATCGGCTTCGTGCTCTTCGTATGCCCACATGGCTTTTTTGGCCCAGCCAGCCGGTGAATACTTGCCGCTGTAATCCCCATCAACTGAGAACTGTTTTTTATCACCAGCACCGTACGCACTGGCAGCCACTATGCCGGATTCGTCACTATCATCGCTGTTGGTCGCCTGCGGGTCGATAGCCACTACTGAGCGAACCTTGTCGAATCGGATCTGCAGGTCGCGTGCGGCGCTGATTATCGCCTCATTCCACAACGCACCTTCCGCATTGAAACGCCGCGGCTTCTGCATGTACTGCGCCTCAGCGGTGCGCCGGTGCGAGAACAGGGAAACGCGGTGAGTTTCGTTGTGTTTGAAAGGCCAGAGCCAGCCATCAGGCAGACCATGATCAATCGGGATAGCGTGGGAGTTCTCCGGGTACTGCGCCGAATAAGCCTGGCTGTTATCGATGAGCACCGGCAGATTTAGATGATGCCATTTTTCGCCGGAGCCGCCGCGCAACAGGTAGCCACTCAGGTCGTGATAGTGGATGCGCTGCATAATCACGATCATCGGCGTTGTTTCTATCGCCAGTCGTGATTTGATGGTTTCGTTAAAACGGTTGTTCACGCCGTCACGAACTGTTTCGCTGTAGGCGTCATCAGGCTTTACAGGGTCATCGATAATCAGTGCGCCTTGCCAGCCTGGCTCCATGTGACCGGCACGAAAGCCGGTAACCTGACCAGCAGCTGATGAAGCGTAAACGCCGCCGCCGTGTTCAGTCCACCACATCGCTTTACTGTCCGCATCGTCGCGTAGCGTCATGGGCCACATTGCCTGATAGGCCTGTGACTTAATCATGCTGCGAGCGGTTGACGAGTTCAGTAGCGCGAGGTTGTGTGAATAGGACAGGTGCATAAAGCGTGCGCGGCGGTTTATAGCCAGTCCGCGTCCCATCATGTTGATGGTTGCCAGCTCGGTTTTGGTGTAACCAGGCGGGACGTTGATAATCAGACGCTGAATTTCGCCATCTATTACCCTGTCCAGCGTCTGCTGGATCACCCGGTGGTGCGGCGCGACGATCATCTTGCCGCCGGTACGCTGCTTGAAGAAGTAGCGTGCGTAATACAGGCCGTCCTCCACGCATTCAACGCGGCGGGCGAAAAGCTTTTGCTCAGCAGTCGTCATCCTCCAGCATCTCCCGCCGCGCAGCTTTGTAATCGTCTTTATTCATGGTGACTGTCTCGATAGCGCCCCCATTAGGCCCGGAATGCTCGAACTTGTGCTTATTGGTGTAGGCGTCGCCCACCTCTTTGGCTGCCTGCTCAATGAGCTGGGATGCCAGCGCAAAGTTCTTCATGCCCTCTGTTTTGGTTGCCATACGATCCAGCGCACGCAGCCGGTAAGCTTTGTTGGCGATCGGGATATCAGAGATTTCGTTCTGAAAGCGAGCGCGAGTGGCGTGGAACATGTCCACCCACTTTTGCGCCAGGCCTTTTCCGTTCGCTTTCGTCGGGTCGTGTGACTCCACCTGCTGGCGGGTGATCGTGAGGCCAAACTCTTTTTTGACGGCCTCGACTACCTGAGAGGGCGTATCAAAGCAGGCTAACGACTGGACGATAAAGGCTTTGACCTCTCCTTTTAATGCCGCCATTGGTTACCTGCCTGTCATAATCAGTCAAACGTTAAGCCAGCTTCAGCAGGCACGTTCCGCATGCCCTGGCGATATCAAGATGGGCAACCTCCGCAGGCCTGTTCGCAGCGTCCACCAGCTGCTGCACATCGCGGCTGGCACCGTACCGCCGGACTACGCCGACAAACTCTTCCACATCGTGGCCACGCAGTTTCAGCTTCGGCTGGCCTTCTCGCGTGAACTTCGGTGCGCCAAACTCATCCGTCTCCTGGGCAATGTGATAAAGCTCGTGCTCCACCAGCGCGCAGAACTCCAGATCCGAACACTGAGCGCAGTAATCTGCCGCCAGGGTAATGATGAAATCAGGGATGCGCCCGAACCATTCATACATCTGCTGCTCCATGCGGGCCTTTTGCCAGCCGCCGGCACGCAACATTACCTCTTCCGCCTGGCCCAGTACGGACCGCCCCTTCTTATCAAAGGCATTCGACGCCCAGAGGAAGCACAAATCGGCCTCCAGCAGGTGGGCATGGTCAGGGTTATGCAGATTGCCGTCTTCGCTCAGGATCTCGGCATGCAGCCATTCGTGAACACCTTCAGCAGGAATGATACGGATGTACGGTTTGAGGTCGGGATTGTCTACAAATAGGGGCGGTGGGTATGGACGTTGCGTTGCGTCACTATGCATGATTGCTCCATAAAGACATTACGATGCCCACCAGCGGAGAGCATTGGAATAGCAATAAAAAAACCTCGCAAACGCGAGGCTCTATCGGCAGCAACAAAAAACCGCCCAGAGGCGGCTTCAAAGTCGATGTGCTACAGAGAAGGAAGTCGTTTCTTCAGAAGCTCATTCGCCTCATTACATTTTTCTTCAATAAGCTTAAGGCGGGCTGGCACCTCACTTGTCGGGCAATTAGTGACAAGGCAATATCCTTCCACCCACGTTTTCTCGTTTTCCTGGGTGAACAGGCTTTCGAATATTTCAACCCAGTCACTATTCGGAACGCGTTCAAGCTCAAAAAACTTCAACACTCCACTCCCACGAAGTGTTCTTTGCTCATCTAACCCTAAAATTTTCAAGACCAAATCCCCACTTGTTTTTGTGAGTATTTAATATCACCAGCCTGAGATTATTCCTATACCTCAAAAATGATAGGGCTTCGCAATTTTCATAGTCATGCGCTATGGGGGGAAGCCACTGTGTAATGCCTGCTATTTACTATCGGTCTGCTTGTCCCACTCTTCGCGGAACTTGCTCGGGTTATCGCTGCCTTGTAATGACATAGTGCTTCTCGTGTTGCTACCAATAAAAAACCGCCCGGAGGCGGTTTGTGTTGAATCATTTTGTCAGAACTTTGGAGCCATCCCGTACTTGGGCGACTTAATATTGGCCGCCCAGACTTTGATGTCTTCCTGAATGACCGCGGTAAAGTCTGATTTCAGGTGTCCTACCAGGGCATTGACCCTGGCAGCGTCATCAACGAAGTAATGCTCAATTTTATCCTTACCTACCGGGACACATTTGTAAGCTGCCGGTATCACCGTATTATTTATTTTGAGCGACGGCTTACCGCCGGAGCATCCTCCATTAGACATATACGAAACAGCAAGATTGGCTGTTTTATAGTCAGCCTGAGCAATGCTTATCATCACAGGGTTGTCATCGACGGTTTGTGTGATGTCGTATAAAACACGATCTTTCTCATACCAGGTATTGAGCTCGCGCTCTTGCCAGGCTGCGTTGCTGTGTGCAGAAAACAGCAGCAATAAGCTGCTAATCACTTTTAAAGTTTGCATAGCTATATGGTTGTTATTAAACGCATAACAATCATTACAAGATGTAACACAGCAAATCAATAGTCTAAGAAAAATCCTACTAAGTTTAGTGATGAAGGTTGATGCTAATTTTAAAATATTTGCTTTAGGGAATAAAAAACCGCCCGGAGGCGGTCAGTCTTCCTTCACTATCGCTGGCCTGATATTGCAGCCCCGCAGCTGGTAATCGCCGTGCTCGGCTCTTAGCTCAATGTCGATTTCATTAAAAAACCGGTCATAAAGCTGGTGGGCTGGCTCGTTCTGAAGCGCCTGGATGAAGTGGGTGCCGTGTACGAGCGACGCGTTTTTCGTTGAGAATCGGAACTCTAACTGCCAGACGACCACCGTATTCGGATCCACAGGCTGTTTCATATCCCCTCCGCTGTAATTAGCCGCGGTCAGGATAGGTCATTAAAGCAGCAATGGATATTGCCATGCTGTGAAATTTTGAGCGATGCCGCATTACTTAACCGCGTTATACCAGGCCTGCCAGCGGTATTTATCCAGCCGCAGCTGACGCAGGCACTCCGCCGTCTCAATGTCCGCCTGCAGATCCGCATCGCTGTCTGCACCTGCATCACTTCCCTTGCACGGGTCCTGCATCAAATCCGCTGATGGAGTTGGCAGCGTCGATAGCCTGTTGCCGCAACCGGACAGACTCATCATCAAAAGTACAAACGGTACGATTCGGATCCTGGACATATTTCACCACGTCGCGGGTAATGGTTCGGTAGATGATTCGGCCCTCGTCGCTGGCCTGCGCGGCCTTCTGCTCAACCGCCTGAATTGCCTTCTCAGCTTTGGCTTTCTTATCGGCGGCCAGAGTGTTGATGTGTTCGGCGTGGGCGTACCAGCCATTCCGGTACCGTAGCTCGCCATAGCCAATACTAAGCAGCATGACCACGAGAGCAATTAGCAGAACGGTTCGAAGGCTAAAGGTCATATTTGCTCTCCGCCAGGCACAAGCTGCGCTCCATCTCGCGCCGGTTCTGCAACCCTTTCCACTTCATGCCGCCAGCGTAAACCCAGCGGCGCATCTCTTCGCACGCTCCGGTATGGTCGCCTTTGTTCAGCTTGCGCAGCAGCGTTGATTTCGAGAACGCATCAGAGCCGACGTTAAAGACGAAGCTGTAGAGCGCGGCGCGCTGATACTCGTTCAGCGGGGCTTTGACCAGACTATCGACCACTTTCTTGGCTGGCTGGAGGTCTTTCCACAGCAGGTTGTCACACTCCCGCTCGGTGTACTTCTTCCCTTTCACGATATCCCGGCCCGTATGGCCATCGCAGACAGTCCAAACCCCGGCGACGTCTTTATAGGCTTCGTACTTCCGCCCTTCGACGCCATCCTTTCCGCCAAGGAAAAGCGAGGCGATCAGCATTGCACCACCACCAGCGGTGGCGATGAGTTTGTTACGCAGGCGGCTGGTCATTGGCATTTAATCATCTCCGACTTTGACTGCGGGGCCGTACTTCTCCAGCGCTTTAACTTGGGCGTTCGTCACCTTGCGCTTGAAGTACCAGTTAACCAGCCCGGTGATGATGATCCCGGCAATACCCGCCAGCACACCGATCGCGCTCCACTCATCCGGGCTGAACTTTGTCAGGATTCCGTTAACGATTGTGCCGCCAGAAGTGCCCAGGGCGACGCCGGTTACAAGTTTGCTCATATGAGACATGCTCTCACCTCCGATAGGTTTCGGGGTGCTGTATGTAGTTAGAGGGTCAGGCTCTCCGAATGCTTAACGACAAAGCAGATGATGGGAGTTTCCGGGAGCCTGAAACAGAAAAAGGCCGCCAATCGGCAGCCTTTATAAATTCAGGTGATCTTTTTTAGCGGTAACTTAAAAGCAAAAGCCCCACGGGGTTAACCGCAGGGCTTAAACGAAGGCAGTAACCCATCGTTAGAGAGAAATTAACACAGATTCCGGAAAAGTAAATAGCTCACGATAAAATCTCATCCTATTTTAATGGACTCTATCTGGTTATCTGCTTGAGCTGCTGCTCGGCCCATGCCTCTTCAATGTCGAATTTCGTGACCAGCTGGTCGTAGAACCGCTTAACCGACTTTTCCCAGGTGGCAACAGAGATCGCATCGGTAACCCGGCAGACAGCCGCATATGCCTCAGTCGAAGGGATCCGCTCATGGCCACGCCCACAGCAGCGCTTACAGCCCGCCAGAACTGGTACGCCCTGATCTTCAGTGAGTTCCTGATTAACGGCTTTTCCGCGCCCATGGCAGTCGTTGCACGCTGCGCTGACCTGGCCGGTACCATTACACTTTTTGCAGAGAACATTAACGGTTTCTTTGACCTTCACCATCCCGGACACGGTCATCTTCCCTTCAGGCTTGCGAAACTTGTTGGTGAACACGTCAGCCTGAAGGAACCCTTCCCCATTGCAGCAATCACACAGCTTGGTGCTGGCGGCACTGCGCGAATAGTCCTCAAAGGCGAAGGTGGCCAGCTGGCGCATCACCAGTGGTTTAACCTCTGAGGCCAGCTTGCGCAGTGCAGCCACCTTGTCGCATTTGGTCAGCGCGTACTCGGCCAGAAGCGTGATCGCTCTCTCCCGATCGTTATGGCTGATCCCCATCTTACCGAGGAAAGCGCTATGCCCCATGGCGGCGCGTTCCTGTGTCATGCCCATGGCGGCCATGATATCTGTGCCGGTGAGCGAGTCTGAACCAGTGGCGCGCGGGGAGTCGCTGATCATCGTCGATTTGGCGAAGTGGTATTTCACAGTATTTTCGAGGTTCATGCCCTGGTCCCTGCCATCTGGTAAATGCGTATAAAGTTGCGAAGAATGCGGTAATCCACCA